CGCCAGCCTGTCCGTCGTCGTCATCATCGCCACCGCCATTATTACCAAAAGCATGGCTATAATCCAGCTTTTCCTGCTCCAAGTGCTCTTCGTAGGTCTTTACCAGCGCGTCAAAATCGTCAGCCTTAAGCTCCGGCAGATAGCTGGTAAGAACTCTCTTGAACACTTCCATGTTAAATTCATCGCCGAAGTTCAAGCCTTTAGCAATTTCAGCATTAGCAAGCTCCTGCTCAACCTCACTGATTTTGAAGTCATTCGGGTAGTTCACACTGTATTCCAGCTGCACACCGGTCCAGATACTGAACAGCCTTGCCAGATTCTCTTCCGCTGCTTCCACGAGGTCTGCAAAATCGGATAAGATCTGATTGGTTGCCTCATAATCCCACGCTTTCGCCTGCCCGCTCTGCTGCTTGCTGGAGCCTGTTACGTTGACCACAACGGCCATGCGGTAAATCTCCTGCTGCAGTGTAGCAATCTGCGCTGCCAGCACCGTTGCAGGACCATCAGGCGGAGCGATGAACGCAGGTGCGTGGCTGCTCTCCGGAGGATATCCCAAGGCATTATTGGTGCCGATGTTAATACTGTCCGGGTCACTCGAAGGGTAACACAGAACGCTGAAGGTCTGATTGACTAAGATGTCAGCCAACCAGCTGCACATATTGTAGATAGCAAGATTTGTTTTTGCTATGCTAAGGAATTCACTAGGCGGGAAAGGATTGTGACTATTCCTCACTTTGCTCACCAGAGGAACAACCGGCACGCGCCCAAGATTCCAGGTTCCGCTGTGCTTGCCTTTGCTGTCGATAAGCTCCCATCCTTCTGCCGTCAGCGTTCGTGTCGCCATCGTCTGTTCCTGGTATGCATCAGGCTCTACGAAAACAAACTTTGTGATACGTCCCAGCTTATCCTGACAGATTTCCTTTACAGCATTAAGGTTAACTACAAAAGCATAAGGCAGGTTGTTGCGGTCCGCTTCCAGGTCTGCCACGCGCATATCCTCAGCATCGCCCTGAGCCTTATCCATAACGATATAAGCGACACCCTGCAGCTTCGCACTGCAGGCAGCCTGCTTCATAAGGTTCTGGATGCTGGTGCCCAAGAAGTCAACGTCCTTACTGAAGGTTTCCCACAGCTCCGAACCTGCGCCGCTCCAGTCACGCACTGCCAACGTTTTGAAGATTGGCGCTACATGAGCATTAACGCAGGGTGCCAGATAGTTAAGGTAGTACGCCAGCTCGCGCCTCATGCCGTACTTTCCAGCATCCTCACGCGGGTGCTGGGTTAAATAGCTGCCGTCAAGAAAGCCTCCACAGCCTTCATAGCCATCTTCCAGCATTTTGTATAATCCATGTTTATCATTACGCATTTTTTCACCTCTCTAATAGTTGACGCGCATCGGTTTAGGCCTTGCTACCTCCACGATATCCTCACACACGCCGGTCAAAGCATCCGGAGCATCATCGTGTGTGTTCTTGCCTTCCTTCTGGTACTTGCTCAGTGCTGCATAAAACTCCGGCCAGCGGTTCTTCCAATCGCTTGGGAAATAAATATGCTCCATACACCACGTAGCATTAGACAAGATTCTTGCAGCCTTGTTCTTATGCTGCGTAAAGGTTTCAATGGTTGTATGGTTGCTATGCAGCAGCTTCTTCACGTTCCTGGCGAATCCACGCCCGCCATTGTTGCTTTCAAAGCGTGCCACATTCGTGCTGTTTCGTTCCAGAGCCCTCGCCGTTGCCGGTTCAGTAACTTCCATCGGCGCCTTTGTGTATAAAACATCAAGCACATACGCTTCATCCGCGAAGGTGCGCCCATAGATAATGCTGCAAAGGTAATCGGCGCCGGTATCAGCAGTATCCGTATAGGCACGAATTTGCTTGAAGGCAGGAAACGCACCGTCATAGGTCTTGAAGCTGCTGTACAGCCTGCCTTTGATATCAATCGGCTCCTGCTGGTAGTTGGCGCTCCATATATCAAGCCCCATAAGCTGCTTCTTCTCCATGCAGCTTTCAGCATCCAGCACGCCATCACAAAGCATGCTGCCGTCATCCTGCACTGCCTTCATGTTGATATGCACGATTTTTTCTGCCGGATAATATTCCAGTACCTTGCCTGCCAAATCATCACTAGCCCAACGCGTCATAATGACGATGATTTTATAATTGCCCTCGCCACGTGACAGCATGGTATTGGTGAACCAGTCCCAATGCTTTTCCTTAACATTTTCGTTATAGGCTTCTTCCGCATTCTTGATTAAATCGTCTATGATCATCAGCCTGCAGCCAAAGCCTGTCGCTGTACCGGTTGGCGATGTAGCAAGATAACTTGTCTGCTGTCCTTCAAGGCTCCACAGGTTCATAGCACCGTCGCCACGCTTAATTTTGGTGGCGGGGAATACGTCGCTATAGACCGGCTTATAAATATCCGCCTTAGCCTCGCTGATGCTGTCACGCACGTTCTTGCTGAAGCGCGTCGACAGTGTTTCATTATAAGAACCAATCATAACCTGCAAGGTGTTATCCCTGCCAAGCGCCCATTCCACGAAATTGCTAGCAGTGTAGCTCTTGCCATGACGCGGAGGCATGTTCAGCACAAGGATTTTCTTGTCCGAAGTCAGGAACCATTGCAAGGTATCGCACAGCTCCTGCAGGTACTTGCGGTCGCTCCGGTAGAAGTCAGGGTTCTTCAGTTGGGCGTAAAAAAAGAACCTGCGTCTTGCAAGTTCTATCTTTGCTCCCAATGTTATCAGCTGCTTATCCATCCATGCCAGCCAGCTTTTTCAGTTCTGCATCCGTCAGCCCTGCAAACGGATTAGCAAGCTCACCGGAGATTTCCACGTTTTCTTTAGGCTTCAGGCCTACAGTATCGCGATAAATTTCAAAAGCCTTGATATTGCCACGCTTGGCCTTCAGCTTCAGCGCATCCAGCATTTCCTTACGCTCATCGTCGGTCGTGAAGTCTGCATCAAGTTCACGGAACGACTTCAAGCGGCGGCGTGCTTCACCGGATGCCTGCCCGCCTTTTTTGCCATTTCTCGCCGCTTCCTCGCCGCTTCGAAACCTTGTGGCTCTCCCATTCTTTAAATTATCCAGTTGTTTCTTTGTAGGCATCCATCTCACACCACCTTAATCCCACATCATCAATAATATCCCAAAATTCTTCCACATCATGCGGCACAACGTAGAAGCCTGTTTCGTCTTTCTCAAAATCAATGCCAACATGATGCAGCTCATGCCTAAGCAATGTTTCCAGCTGCTTTTCGCTAAAGCCAACTACATTCGGCTCATAAACCACAATAAAAAAATCATAGGGGCAGCACCAGCTGTAGCGGTCGCTCACTAAGTTGCAGTCCGCAAATATCGTCCGCTTATTGCGCTTCTTTTCTTCCAGGCTGGATAAGTAGGCTATTTTTACTTTAGCAGCCTTGATATCCGCAAACTCCGGCAACGTGCGTATCAGCCTATTGGCTATTAACCTATACTTTTTACTGTGCTCCATGATATACCTCAAATTCTTCTACCCTTGCCGGACGCGCCGCATTGCAGTGCGGTGTCCTTGCGTCCGGAAAGAAGGAGGTGATTAGTCTGCTCCGGCGTGGTAAAAACTCAACAAAAACCACGCCCGGCAAAGGCAGAAAATATATAATAGAAAAGCCGCTGACCAATGGCCAACGGCTCTCGCTATTTCGTTTCATCGCTTTCGCTATTATACATTATAGCACAGATTGTACTCGCATTTACTCTATTCTTTTTTGAAATCGTCCAAAGTAATCTCGCCTGCCTTCAGCATCTTAACAAACTGCTTTACGATTGCTGCCTGCTCTTCAGTAAGGCGAAACTGTACCTGCTTAGTAACAGCATCACCGGTAAGCTTCTTACGCCCGCCACCAGCACGAGCACCACCCCATGTTCCTTTAGTCTTTGCATCCATAGTTATAACCTCCTTATTGTTTTCACTAATTCAAATACTGTTAAAGCTAATACGATTATTATAATGACTCTAATAATTACTTGCATAGCATTCGCAATTATGCTAGAATGAAGATGACTTGAGAAGGGTGAAGGCTTTCGCCCTCACGCCTTCTTGGGGTTACTTGAGTTTCTTGTGTTTTAGCAGGTTACACACTGTTCTGACCAGGATTAGGTTTGTAACCGCTAAAACCAAGATTGTCATCTCAGCTAGCATTTTTGCTTCCTCCTTTCCCTTTGATGATTTAATTATACCACATATCTTGTTATTTGTCAATCATTTTTCAAGATATTTTTAATATTTTTATAAAAAATTTTAACCGCTAAGTAGATTATTCTATCTAGCGGTTTTATTTTATGTGTTTCCTTTATTCACTTCATGCAGGATGTAATCTAAAGCCTTGCTGTGCAGCCTATGTACATTCTGCCATGAATAATGCAGCTCAGCCGCTATTTGTTCGAAGGTGTGATAATTGATGTAACGCTTATGAAGAACCGCCCGCATAGGACTTTTGGGAAGCAGCTCTATGTAACCGATTATTTTACGCAGTTCACGTTGCCGCTTATCGATAAGCTCCAGCAGGTAACGTTCTTCGTCGACCACGCTTATTACATCGTTCTCCATGCGCTTGCCGTCCCCGCCGCCACCGGACTGCGGACCATAATGCGGAGTATTCTTCTCAGCTCTGGCTCTGCTGACCACTATCCGCTCCTTATATGATTGTATCTCTTCATCCAGCGACCAAGCGGAACGCAGGATAGCTTTCAGCTGATTCTTGTCCAAATTATCACCTCTTGCTCAATAATTAATTATAAAACAGCGGCGGCGGACTGCCGCCGCACCCATGGGCTAGTTAGCGTTGTTGATTCTTTCTGCCACCTCATCCAAGGCCTTTATTGCTTCTTCTTCGGTGTCATGCTCGCTCCACTCAATATTCTCATTTTCTGTGCAAACATAAACAGAATACGGCTTCATATCCAAGTGTTCGTTAACAACAACTGTTACCTCATTAATTAAGCCAGTTCTCAACCATGTACTTTTACCAACTTTAATCAGCATTTTTTCTTCACCTCAGCTTTCCCCGATTTAGAAGGGATTTTTGCAAAATGTTGCAAGAATCTCTTCTGCGTCAGCTTCAGCAGCTGCCCTCAAATAAGCAGCTGCCTTATGCAAATAATCGTCATCGCCGCTGCACTGCCAGTCATTGATACACAGCTGCGCATCATTCACAAGGCGATGTTTATAATCTTCAATGTTCATTTATTTACCACCTTCCCACACTAAAATATAATACTTTAATTCTCATTTATTTCTCCGTGCAGATTGCCAATATAGAGCCGCACCATGGACAATACCAATAATCGGCATTGGTACGGATTCCGCAATCAGGGCAGGTTACCAGCTCCTGTCCCGGCCTCTGGTAATACTTTTGTTCTACATGCCCTCTTGACCTGCCTGTAATTCGGCTCCGTGTCTCGATGCCATGCCTTGCATCCCGTTTCTGGCGCACATGACTACCGCTACACAGCTCGCATCTGCGGGCTGGCGTGCCGTCCGCCTTAATCACAGCAGGACGGCCACAATATACGCACAGCCCTAACGCACGGCGTTCCTCTTTAAGCTCCTTGCTTGCCATTGCTCTCAGCCTCGTAGATAGCATCTTCAAGTCTATTGCGCAAGCGCAGGTAAATTTCCAAGTTGTCGCGATGGTAGTCCAGCCCGCTGTTATACAGGCCTTGCGGAATCTCTCTTTTTGTATCTTTCAGCGCCAAAACCATACCGAGGTTCTCGCCAATGCTTTTATCTAAGGCGATACGCAGAGCCATACGCTCCGGCTCGGTGATGATCTGAATGTTAAGTGGCGACGATAATTTTAATTCTCTCATTTTCTCATCTCCAGTTATCCGCAATAATCATTATGCCGATGATTCCATAAAGTGCAATTTGCACCAGACGCAAAATGCTTTCATCCGCTTCCAGCCACCATTTGAACATTACAGCTGAGAGCAGTATAAGCACTGCCCCCATCACCATTTCGATTGCCCTTATGATTACCATTTCGCCTCACGCTCCTTGCGATACAACACGAACTTCGGGACAAAGCCAACAGCTTCGCGGCGAGCGCTGGCCTTTGCAGCTTCTTTTTCAGCCATGCGGCGGCGGATATCCGTATATTTCTCGGTAATCAGACGGTATGTAGGGCAAATGCGAAACTCTCCCTTAACTTTTACCAAGGCAGGCATGCCAAACTGCCAAGGGCTGAAATATTGCTTAGAATCAATCATGCAGCTCACTCCTTTATCAAATCATCGTATCCCGGCAAAACCTTTATTTTCTGGCCATTTTTAAAGGAATTAACCTTGTAAGGGTTTCGCCAGTCAATCTCAGCATAGTCCAGGAAGAAGGCACTGGCCTTGTCATAATAGGTTACGGCATATTCTGCCACTTTGAGGCATGGACACGGATGCGGGCGGCCGGTCAATATAGCCTTCATCATATCCGGAACACTTACCTGCTGAGTAAGGTCCGGATATATGCCCCAGCCTTTATGCAGGCGACGTTCCGGAATGTCAACCTTGACTATTACGTCATGCATGCCGGGCGCAGCCCAGTGTACCGCGTTATTTGCCGTACCGAAAAAACACAGTACTTTCTTGCCCTTCCAGGCATTCTTGGAGGGAATGTTGGCTACCGGATAAATCGTGATACCTGACAAGTACTTTGACAGCTCCAGCCAGCTCATAGCTCTGTATAAAATCATTCCTCTTCCTCCACACTCTGCTTCATGGCAGCTTCCACCTCTTGGATAACCTCCATATCATCACGGCTCAGCTCATGATTTTTGAGCTTCATCACATAATCATGAACTATTTTGACGGTGTTTTCGATGCGGGTTTCCTTTTTGGTTATCTCCTTGAAGTTGTGCATCACAGTAAGGCATGTAGCTCTTAACATCATCGTAACGATATCAACCGTCATTTTCTCCAATGTTTTTCTGTTGGCAGCATCACAAAGCTCTTTATCCAAGTCGCTCATTTTAACGTCCTGCTTAAAGGCTTTCTTTGCAGCTGCTCTTCTCAAAGCTCTATTTACGCTCATGCTTTTCTCCTTATGGCAGTTGGTCTATCTGGGCTTCTTTCGCGCAGATGTACTGCGGTGTCACCCAACGCTGGCTGTTTTCATAGCGCCATTCACATTCCCCGGGAGCGGGATTAGTGCGCAAAGCATGGCAGGATAGCCCGAGGCGGTGGAACATCTTGCGTCTGGGGCACTCCTTTACTACATCACCCTGAGGACAGCTGTAGCAATGCAGGCTTGCTGCATCCACCAAGTCCAGAAAATCTTCCTGAGCTATTGTATATGTACGTCCGTTGTCATCCTTGTCCACGCGTGCATCATCATAGCTGTAAACCTTTATTCCGATATTCTGCGAGCGTCTGGCTACTTTTTTCTTTTCAAGTTCATCCAGATCGGCTATTCTGGCATCAATAATCTTGCCGGCATAGCTCTTGATTGTTTTCATGTATTTGCGCCAGTCTTTATCAGTTGTAGCAGTATCATCCAGAATGCGTTCCATGATCTGGACCACAGAGCTCAACCACATCAGCTGATTGAGCTCCGCACTGGCCATGTAAGGTGCGTGCTTCATGCTTTCACCTTCTCCAGCTCAGCGCCAATGATTTCATGCAGTGCTGCCAGCTCTTCCAACGAAAGAGTAATACCTTTGGCAGGCTCTCCGCTGCGGGTTCAGGGACGCAGGTCATATTTTGCAGCGTGACCATCCCACTCAACCAAATTCAGCTGCTTAACGTAGCCTTTGCCAATCTGCGGCAGCTCACCAATCTTGCGGACAATTTTATACTGAATAATCATTGCTTTTTCTCCAATACTTCAATCAGCTTCTTGAAATACCATTCGGCCTTCTTGACGTCCTCAACTCCGCCTTTTTTGTTATAGCGGTACAGGTATTTCACGATATTCCCGGTGCAGAAGGCTTCAAGGCCTTGTTTGTCCTCGGTCATAACATCAACGATGTCAATACATTCCATCTTTCCGCTGGTGTAGTGTGCCGGATGATTAACACTGTCATTCTCTTCATAGTCCTCGATGGCAGCCTTCAGCATACCTACCGCACCAGCAAGATATTTTTCGCTGCTTTCTTCCTCGCACTTTTCAGGCTCAGCAGCTTCAGCGAACACCTCAGCCGGTTCTTCTTCAACATCTGCAGGATCTACTTCTACCGGAACAGGAGTTTCAATACGCGTCACCTTCAGCTTGTGGTCCTGCATCAGCTTTTTCTTAAGGTCATCGCAGCTCATACGCTTACGCGCTGCCGGGGCTTCATCTTCAAAATAATCTTCGTCCCACAGTCTGGCAAATTCTTCCTTGCTCAGCTCCAGCGCATCGCAGAACTTATTAAGCTGCTTCTCGGTCAGCACCTCGATACCTTCTTCATCAAGCGACTTCACTGCACTGTAGCTCATGCCCAGCTCCTTCAGAAAATTACTTGTCTTCATCCCTGTCTTCTCTTCGATGAATCTTTTGAAATTGTCACGGAAAACCATAACTTCACATCTCCTTATATTTCTTTAAAATTTATATCCGGATAGCGGTACAGCAGCATTTTCTTTTTCAGCAGGTACTCCTTTGTCCTGTAGCCTTTTGTGTCTATAACAGCTGTCGACCCGTCAGCGTACGTTACCACAAAATCAGCAACGTATTTTATCGCCCTGATGGTCTTGCCGGCACACTTGAATTTAGGCTGCAGCTCATAGGGGACCTGCAAGGAGAAGTCTTTGACCTCACCCGCCATCCGGAGCATCTTCAGTTCGCAGTAGAAGTTGCCTTCCTTTTGGCTGTCAAATGTTATGCCGTCTATAACAACTTTCCGGTTATGGTACTTTGTCAAAACGGAATCTCCTCATCGAACGGCATCTGCTGCCCGAAATCTTCCATGCTCTGAGGTGCGGTCTGCTCTTTACGCTCGATGAACTCGAAGCGGTCTGTAACAACCTCTGCAGCAGTACGCTTGTTGCCGTTTTTGTCCGTATATTGGCGGATTTGCAGACGCCCTTCCAGCAAAACGCGTTGGCCTTTATGCACGCTTTTGCCAAGTATTTCAGCGCTTTTGCCCCAAATCTGGCAGGCGATAAAGTCAGCTTCCTTCTTGCCGTTCTGTGTATATGGTCTGTCTACCGCCAGAGTAAAGCTGGCGACCACTTTCCCGCTCTGAGTACTTCTGATGTCTGCATCTTTCGTCAGACGTCCCATCAAAACAATACTGTTCATTCACTCACTCCTTGAATCTCTTGCGCCCCTTTATGCGGTCGCACTGTCTAAGCACGGCCTGCCGTCTCAGGCGTTCTTTCCCTACCTCTATGGCATACAGTTCGCCTTGGCGTTCCCTGATTTCAGCAGCCTTCAGCCGGTCCATCTCAGCACGCCAGGCAAGATAATATTCGCAATGCGCATGGCAGTTTGCGCGCCGCTCTTGGCACCCCCCTGCACCTCATTTACGCACCTCGATTCTGGCCAGTACATCACCCATACTTGTCAGTCCCTTCGGCTTCGGAGCCGATGGCTGCATCAGTCCGTTTTTGTTTCTGCCCAAAACATACTCGTTGTGGCCGTGTTCCTTGGTTCTCCGGCACACATCCTCATACATTCTGCGGACCTGAGCCCGCACTGTAGGCATGTCCTCGGCCAGAGTCATCTGCAGATCACGCCAGCCGAAGCTTCTTACAGCAAGCTCGATTTCAATCCTGCTGAATACCGGAGTATGCCCCCAAGGTGTTGCCTGCATCGCACGCTCGATTTCATTCCAGGCTTCATCCCATTCGCGTACTCTGGTACTGTCATCAGCCGTGCCCATAAGGCTCTTGCCGGCTTCCACGACCTCTGCGATTGACGGCAGAAATTTACTCTCCAGCAGCAGCTTCTTCACTGCCTTGCTGAGGATTTCGTTCGGGATATCTCCCAGCACCTTGGTATAAATGGCCTGCCTGTGCGCATCGTTCGCCTGCCCGAAGGCTCCGAACAGCATACCTACAATCTGCCCGCGTCTTTCTTCGTCACAAGTCAATAATTTCACCGCTTTCTAAAAGCTGCAGTGCCTCTGCCGTAGTCTCTACAACATCGTTCCCGCGCCCATTATGCTTTCGTGATGCCCGGAAGGTCTTGCCCTCCTTGATGTTGATTGCGACCTTTTCAACATACCTGAAGCCCTTGGCGTTATTCCTGCCGCCGATTTCAGCAGCCTTACAGAATATGTCCAGTCCAACTTCGTCAACTAACGATTGAACCAGCTCTGCCAGCATAGGTGTTGCAATCGTGCCCATGTTCTTTTCGTAGCACTCCACCGCTTGCGTGTAGACGGCCCGTCCGTTCTCCCTCCGCTCACTGTGTTCCTGGTTAACCTTGCCGGGCAAACTGGGTTGCTCGCGCGCGTTCTCCCCATCATCCTCTTGAATAGGGGTTTGAATAGGGGTTTGAATAGGTATTGTTGTTTCATTTTGAAACACCCCTGTTTCATTTTGAAACAGCCCTGTTTCATTTTGAAACAGCCTGTTGCATTTTGAAACACCCCCTGTTTCATTTTGAAACAGGTCTAAAATTTCATCCGTCAGCGTATACCATGTAGTTTTATCCCAACGCATTTTGTTGAATGCGTCAGTTTTTATGGCTCCGGCTTCTTCTAATTTTTTCAAGGCTCTATGAACCTTAGAGAAAGACAGATACGGATGAGCTTCTGCAATCTTGCGAACGCTGCCATACACCCAATACCGTCCGTCGTGGTATTTGTCTTTCTCCTTCTTCTTCTGGCTGTTGTTAATCCAAAAAAAGAAGTAATCAAGCAGCAGCGCTTCTACTATCCCGTAGCGTTCAGCAAATTCCACGCTGAAGCTGTGTTTTTTCATAAGCACCGCCTCCAGGATGGTAAGCGTGCCAGCCATCTTACATATTTCATCAAGGCTTTACGTCTTCTCATTTTGCACCCCATTCCTTCAGCATCAGGTCTTTGTCTGCCTCTGAAAGTGTTTCTATGCCCAGCTGTGCAGCCTCACTGAGCACGCCATCCAGCAGAATGCTGAATTCCTTGCTGTTATAGGTATGGCTGCCGAAATAGCATTGCAGCTGCACAGCCTTCTGACCGTTGATTGTGATTTCGCCCAGTTCCCTGACCGTCCGCCATTCCTGTTTTACCCGCTCTACGGCGGCAGGCTTCACACAGACGTGGGTATATACGTCGTAGCGTTCCAGCATCATCAGGTATACGCTGTCTTTATCGGTTTTCAGCACGGCAGCCATCCTGCCCAGCACTTCCCAAAGATAAGCATTAGCATTAAGGCTGCGCCTTTTGCGCTTTATCTTGATTTCAACTTCCAGTACCTTGCCGCCGTTAGCCGCCTGCTGCAGCTCGCCTATCAGCGCGATCAGCGCCGCCGGTATCGGTATCTGCAGACAGCCGGCAAAGAAGTTTATAATCTTGGTTTCAAATTTCATCTGTCATTTCTGAGGTAGTTTTTCCCAACGTTCATCATCCAATGGTCCCGCGAATGTTTTTCTTCATAAATCGACTGCGCTATGCGCTTCAGATCATTAAGGATGTTGACGCCGCCAGAAGAATGCACCGCATTAGGTCCCATTGTGTGGCAGTCATTGCAAAGCGGTACTACAAGCCCCAGCCTGTCCGATGCTTTGCGTTTGGCTCCTGAAAGCATGTGATGAACACACTCCGCCGGTCTGCCGCACAGGTAACAGTGCTCAAAATCATCAGTTATTATCGACTTAACCTTGCGCATCGATACTCCCTAAAAGCTCCTTGATAGCAGGATGAGCAAGTTTGTACTGCTCCAGCCCAGCCATTTTTGCAAGCAGCTCAGGTTCCACGTCCTGAATCTTTTTGTACACGCCGCCCTTGAGGACCACGCTAACAGTGCCGTCAGAAGCTATATGAACAAAGCGGTCGCCCTGCTGGCGCGGCAGTTCCGGCTGAGGTGCTTCCGAACGGCAGGCTGCATTGCCGTCATCGTCTTCCTGCGACAGTCCGAGGATTGCCGCCAGTGAATAACGTCTTGCATAGGTAATGGCACTGCCTACCCCTTGAATATCAGCCTTAGCCACCGGGTAGTTTGCCGTGTTGCCGATGTACTGACCGCTGCTGTGCATCAGCAGTGTAGTAACAGTAATAGTTTTATCCGGCACGCCCATGCCGTCATACAGCTGGCTGATGCTCAGACCATACTTGCTGAGCGGTTCACGCACCGCATTAAGGATTTCCGCAAGGTCTGCGTATTTGCTTTTGAAGAATGGATTATCGGAAGTTTTGCCCGCGTTCTTCATCTCGCCCTGCGCTTTGGCCAGCGCCGTGGCCAGCTCGTTGATGTTTTCACTCATCTGCATATTTTGCCCTCTCTTTCTGCCTGCTGAAGCAGGTTATAAACTGTAACCGCTGCATTCGCGTTAAAAACACAGCAGGATTTGTAGCCTAACGGGTATACACTGCTGACATAGTAGCTGTCTGCATCCGGGCGGTAATAACCGAAATTTTGGCGGCGGCAGTTGCCATCAAATTTGCAGTTACTGCATGAGCGGTACCGGTTAAGGAACGTTTCCCGCGTTACCGGTTTTTCATTGGCTGCTTTCTTGCGCGTCAGGCCGTCTGCCAGCGCTTTTACTTCTTCTGGTGTAAGCATTGTCTTTCTCCTATCATCCGTGTTATAATAGGGTTGAAGTTGGAACGGAAAACCATAACTTCACCCTTGCCGCTGATGTCGCTAGCATCAGCGGTTTTTTCTTTGTCTGCGTTCATTTACGCACCTCAATCGGTACGAGGACTACATCCCCCGGCTGCAACGTGCCCTTGATGTTGCTAATCTCCCGAGCATAATGGATGACTTCCCTAACGTCACGACGGTCACCCTCTTGGCTCATCACGCCACCGACCAGATGCCACAGCGTATCGCCGTCAGCAGCAGTAACCTTGACCACATAGCGGTCAACCGGGCGGGTGTAATCATATGCAGCCCATACGAAGCAGGCTGCCAACAGCACAAATAAGATTTTTTTCATTGCTCACTACCTCCGGAGCACATATTGTGCAAATACTCATCAATAGCAAATGCCGGTACATAGCGTCTGCTATTCCGGATAACATACTTCAGACGGCCTGCATCCATCTCTTCCTTCAGAAAGACAGGAGAGCAGCAAAGCAGGATTTGAGCCTCGCCGGTAGGATAAAGCATCCTGCGAGGAATTTCTTTACGCTCTTTCGGAGCAGCTTTTTTAATCGTTCTTGCCATGTTTGAATCCTCTTTTCTTAGTTAATAAACAACTTTACTGTTTTCTTCTTGCCTCACACGTCCGGCAGCTGCTTGATGATATCAACAATCATGCCCCAGCTGTTGTCCATCGAAGTGATTACAATAGTGCTGCCATGCGTGAACTTCGCATAAACATGTGATTCGTATTCGTTTTCTTCCACGTATTCTAGCGATTCCAAGTCGTAGAAGCGGTTAGTCAGCTGCAGCACAGCGCAGAGCTTGTCGCAGATAAGCTGCTTATTCGCTTTGCGCTCACGCTGATTATAGATTTTAAGCCACAGCTCCAGCGGCAGTCTTTCTTCTTCCATAACTCACCCTCCCTTCCTCAGCTCCTGCACCAGCGCCAGCAGCTCATCCAGATACTCCAGCTTGTCCCAGCCTTCCAGTTCGCAGACCATGAGGTCCATGCGGATGTCTGCCAGCAAGCGCAGCTTCATTTTTTCCCGCGCCAGACGGTTGAACGCTTGACGCGTTGCCGGTGTATCCGGCGTAAATTGAATGCTCATTTTTCGCCTTCTTCCACACCGCCAGCGCCACGCCGGCGGTTTTTATCTAGTATACTAGACATTTATTGCATTAAAAAAGCAGATACGGAACAATTAAGAGCATTAGCAAGAGCTTCTAAAGTGCTAATTTTTACCTCCATCTCTTCGCCACTTTCCAATTTAATGATAGTAGCACGCGAAATATTAGCCTTTTTAGCCAATTCATCCTGTGTCATACAGTTTTCTTGTCTAATCTTACGAATATTATAAAGCATTCTTTTTCCTCCTTTCTATCTCTGTTGTGTCTAGTATACTAGATTTATTTCTTGATGTCAACTGTATTTGACATTTTTCTTTGCTTAATGTATAATCTAGTTGACATTATAAGGAGGCTTCCATCATGACTATCGGAGAATACGTAAAACAATATAGAAAAAGTCAGGGTTTATCAATGCAAGCTTTTGGCGAAAAATGCAATTTAAGTCGAGCATATATTTCCATTCTAGAAAAAGGGATTAATCCCACAACAGGTAAAGCATTCGCGCCAACAATAGAAACTTTAAACAAAATAGCTGAAGTTACTGGCGTTACAATCGATACTTTATTGCCAATGCTCGACAGTAATCAGCTAGTAACAGTAAATGCACCTTCCCCCTCTCTCTCCCTCACCCAGCAGGAAGAAACACACATAAAAAAATACCGCCAGCTGGATGCTGACGGCAAGGAAGAAATTGACGATTTGATTGATGTTAAGCTAGCCAAGCTCCAGCGCAAGGCGGAAGAAGACGTGGAGAGTTTAGGATAATATATTTTGAAAGCGAGGAATGAAGACATGAAAGATGTAAAATTGTTTCAGAGTGCGCAGATTCGCTCCATTTGGAACGATGAAGCCGGAGAATGGTTCTTTTCTGTTGTCGATGTTGTCGGTGCATTGACCGACAGTGCAGATAAATCAGCTTATTGGCGCAAACTAAAGCAAAGAATGAAAGCAGAAGGTAATGAAACCGTGACGAATTGTCACAGGTTGAAATTGCTTGCAGAAGACGGGAAAATGCGTCTCACTGACACCGCAAATACAGAAGGTATTCTGCGTATTATCCAATCTATCCCCTCACCTAAAGCCGAACCATTCAA